GGTCAACCTAAATGTAGATGAGCTTTCTTACAATGACCTCGTAGACGTGTTGCCTATAGACATGTCCGCGACCCCCAACAGGCCCGTCTCCATTCGATTGGACCTCAGCTCCGGAACCGGTTTCTCCACATCCACTCTCGCCCCCGCCGGTGTTCCTTTTGGTTCGGATGACACAAAGACCGAGCTCTTCACGATTGCGACGCGATACCTCTATCAGGCACCATTCAATCGCCCCGATCCCGAGGTGATCAGTCAGGACTTGGTCAACGCTTTTCATCTTGCCTACGTTGATCCTAGCGCAGAGTTTTCGCTTCTGCCGAAGGGAGCACTTTTCCACTCTTGGTTAAGTGATCGGACTGCTGGTCTCTTTCAACCCGGTTACTTCACCTTTGGTGAGGATCGAACAACTGTTTCGTTCTCATCTTTTCTCAAGTCTCATGCGAAGGCAAAGAATTCTGCCGGTTATGGCTTGAAAATTGAAAAAGGTCAGACCATTGCAGCCGGGGATCAGTCCTACAATGCTCGATTTACGTCACTTAACCGCCAACTCTGCTCTACTCTGCAGCAGATTCTGCACCACGACGTTATCCTGGACATAGGATTCTCCGAGATCGAGTTCGAGAATCGATGCATTGAAGTCGGCATGTACAGCTCGACGAATACTCAGATTGATTTGAATTCCCAAGACTCTACCCACCGGGAGCATCATGTTCTGGCTTTACTCCATCTGTTGCGGTTGTACACCGACGCTACCGACGAAGAGCTCGCCATCTACTATCGCATGCGCTCATTGTTCGTAGTCAAGGCTCGGAACTTTTCCTCCGACTCCTCCATCATCTATCAACAATCCTGGACTCTGCCGTCCGGGGACCCCTTCACACTAATCGCTAATTGCCTCCACGAGGCAATGTCGACCGCCTATGCCTTTCAGCTTACGCCTGAAAATCGCGGACCTTGTGTGATCAAAGGTGATGACCAATACTACGGGAAAAGATTACCTCTCTCTCGACAGGCCAAACTTCGACTCGCTTATCTTGGAATCTCAATAAAGCTTGATCTTGATCTGCCCCCGTTCATCGTCGGGCGTTTCATCCTTCCAGACAACCGATGCCACTATGACCCGGTTAAGCATGCAGCCAAGTATTCAGTTAAACGACACGCTCCGGAGCTCACTGACGAGTATTGTCTTGCATATAAGACCATGTTCCCTTCCCTCACTATTCCGGAGTGGGAGCATGTGGTCTTCTATTGCCAGATACACCACCCCTCGATGTCCGTTTCTGCGATTGAGACGCTTATGCGTTTCGTTTACTCGCTTCACGATCGGAGCTTTTTCCTCTCTTTCCAGAGGGAAGATTCGATGCGCCAGATCCAGATGCTTGACCCCCCCAAGAACTGCTTTGCTG